TCAATGAAAGAAAAAAAATAAACTTACTCAATCACATAATTACAAATGTTATATGATGAAAAGCATTTTTCTTTTCTACTTGTATATTTCTATACAATACCTCTGAACTTTTCAAAGGTACTTTGCATTATAGAAACTGTATGATAGTATGACAACAACAAACAGGATATTTCTCCAGCTTTTAGAAAGAGATATCAGATCAAACAACAGAGGCAAGTGGACTAGCTGGACCATAGTAACTAGGGTAATAGCCTATTACTTCATAATTTAAAATAAGTCATAAACAGATTTGTTATCGGTTGGGAGGGATGACACAGGGTAAGTTATATTCTTTCTTTCTTTTTTAAAAAAAAATAGATTATTCTTATCTTATTGAAAGTATGTAAAAAGTGTAAAAATACACTAAAACAAATTGGTGATCAACCTAGGTATTACTGTGATAGTGCACCTACTAAATGTAGTATGTCTATGAAAGTACACAATATATAGTAGGTATTTATAGTAGTTTCCATACATTGATCAAGTGCTTAC